ATGTTATATACTGCATTATAGGAACCAGAAGCGATATAATTTAATTCAGCGTTTCTAAATACTTGTTTTAATCTGTCTTCTTTTTTTTCCATATTACCTATGGTTTCTTGTATAGGTTTTTTCAGATTGTTAAAAATGGTTGTATTTGAAACGTCGTCCAATCCAGATAAAGGACGACATTTAATTAGTTCAGATATAGTATCCTTTTTTAATCGAGGATGATTGCATTCACTAATGAGTATGGTTTTCTTTACATTACTATCTGGTTGATATAACAAATCTGCCATCTTATACAATACGAATATAATAAAATTAAGTCATTTTTGTTCCTTTCGGTATTTTCATATAGTCCCCCCCCTTTGAAAAATTGAATTTCCATCAAAAACCATTAAAAGACAACACAGTATATCTACTTATATTATGTCTTCCTCTACATCCGCTGACTTGGCAAAGCAATACCAACGCAAAACCGACAAACAACACATTTTAGACAACCCAGATACCTATATTGGTTCTGTGGAAAACGTCGATGCAACCTTATGGGTGTATGATGAACAGCAGTCTAAAATGGAATACCGCGACATTGAATATGTTCCTGGGTTGTATAAATTATTTGATGAAGGTATTGTAAATTGTCGTGATCACGTCATTCGTATGATTCAATCTCCATTATTAAACAAAAAATTCGTCACACATATTGATATTGATATTGATGAGTCCGGAACAATTACGCTCACCAATGATGGTAATGGTATTGATATTGAAAAGCACCCTGAATACAATATTTGGATACCTGAGATGATATTTGGACATTTGCGAACTTCTACGAATTATGATAAAACCCAGAAAAAGATAGTAGGTGGTAAGAACGGTTTTGGATTTAAATTGGTATTAATCTGGTCGTTGTATGGTCGCGTTGAAACGGTAGATCATGTCCGTGGTTTGAAATATGTTCAGGAATTTCACAATAACTTGGATACATTGGACCCACCGAAGATTACCAAAGCATCGAATACAAAACCATATACAAAGGTAACCTTTCGTCCTGACTATCAACGGTTAGGTGTAGATGGATTAACAAGTGATATGGTTGCTTTATTACGAAAACGTGTATATGATATTGCTGCGGTCACAGACCATTCTGTTAAAAAAATAAAAGTAAATTATAATAATTCCTTAATTCCTATTAAAAATTTTCCTCAATATGTTGATTTGTATATTGGTGGTAGAGATACAACCAAACGGATTATTGAGTCTTCGGAAGACCGATGGGAATATGCTGTTGCATTGAGTCCACGACACGAGTTTCTACAAGTATCGTTTGTAAATGGTATATGTACGTCCAAAGGAGGGAAGCATGTGGATTACATTATGAATCAAATCGTACGTAAGCTATGTGATTACATTGAAAAGAAAAAGAAACTGAAAGTAAATGCGGCTTCCATTCGAGAGCAACTCATATTGTTCTTACGGTGTGATATTGAAAATCCATCATTTGATAGTCAAACCAAAGATTATATGAATACGCCTTCCAATAAATTTGGTTCATCATGTAGTGTAAGCGATGGGTTCATTGAAAAAGTTGCCAAGATGGGAGTGATGGATACAGCACTTAGTCTAACGGAAGCAAAAGAAAATAAGCTGGCAAAGAAAACGGATGGTTCCAAAACCAAATCTGTTCGTGGTATTGCTAACTTTATTGATGCAAACCTAAGTGGGACAAAAGATTCAAAAGACTGTATCCTCATTTTGTGCGAGGGATTAAGTGCTATGTCAGGTATTGTATCTGGATTATCGAGCGATGACCGAAACCTGATTGGTATTTATCCACTGAAAGGTAAGTTATTAAACGTTCGTGGAGAGCAATTAAAAAAAATCAGTGAAAACAAAGAAATCAACGATATTAAAAAAATCCTTGGATTGGAATCGGGTAAGGAATATACTACATTAGAAGAAGTTCATAAGAGTTTGCGTTATGGTAAGATAATGTATATGACGGATCAAGATTTGGATGGTTCGCATATCAAAGGGTTATGCATTAATATGTTTCATAGTGAATGGGCTTCTCTCGTGCGTATTCCTGGATTCTTATCCTTTATGAATACACCCATCTTACGTGCAAAGAAAGGTAATCAGTTAAAATTATTTTACAATGAAGGTGAGTATGAAGAGTGGAAAGCCTCGTTTGGAGAAGAAGGAGCCAAGGGATGGACTATTAAATATTTTAAAGGTTTGGGAACGTCTACTTCAACTGAATTCAAAGAATACTTTGCAAATAAAAAAACCGTTGATTTTGTGTATAACAAGGATAATAGTGATGACGTTATTGATAAAATATTCAATAAAAAGCGAAGTGATGACCGTAAAGTATGGTTGGAAAATTATGATAAAAAAGCATATTTAGATACCAGTCATAAGACCGTTTTATATGAAGACTTTATTAACCGCGAAATGATTCATTTCAGCACATATGATTGTGCTCGCTCGATTCCGAATATGGTGGATGGATTGAAAATCAGTTTGCGAAAAATATTGTTTTCAGCGTTTAAACGTAAATTAACCAGTGAAATTAAAGTAGCCCAATTTTCAGGATACGTTTCAGAACACAGTGCGTATCACCATGGTGAAGCCAGTTTGAATGGTGCGATTGTTAATATGGCTCAAAACTATGTTGGGTCAAACAACGTGAATACATTGCTTCCTAATGGACAGTTTGGAACACGATTACACGGTGGTGATGACAGTGCTTCGGAAAGATATATATTTACTATGCTCAATCCATTAACCCGCTATTTATTTCCAGAGGCCGATGATGCGATATTGAATTATTTAAATGATGATGGAACCTTGGTAGAGCCGGAATATTACGTTCCCATTATTCCATTTGTGTTAATGAATGGTATTAGTGGCATTGGAACTGGATTCTCTTGCTCTATTCCGGCATATAACCCAATGGACGTGGTTCAATACTTGAAAGACAAATTAGATAACAAGCGTTCCAGTGTATCGTTCATTCCTTATTACGAAGGGTTTAAAGGGACAATCACTCCATTGGAAGATAATCACAAGTTCTTGGTGAAAGGATGTTATGAAAAAATAAACGACAAGAAAATTCGTATTACTGAATTACCTGTTGGAACGTGGACGATGCCTTATACCAGCTTCTTGGAATCATTAGTAGATGGAACAACCGACAAGTCTGGAAAGAAAGTTGCGCCATCATTACGGGACTTTACCTCCACGTGTACGGAAGTTAATGTGGATTTTGAAGTTGTGTTTCCGCAAGGTAAATTAGAGGAGTTGGAAGCTCAAATAGACGCAAATGGTTGCAATGGTGTATTCAAAATGTTGAAACTGACTACTACGATTAGTAATACCAATATGCATATGTTTAATGCCGACTGTAAGCTTCACAAATATGGTTCCATTGAAGAGATTATTGACGATTTCTACGGGGTGCGTATAGCCTTTTACGAGAAACGTAAATTGTATTTAATCAACGAGTTAGAACAACGATTGGTGTTGCTTTCAAACAGAGCCAAGTATATTCAGGAGAATCTAAACGGTAGCATTGATTTGCGTAAAAAGAAGATGCAACAAGTGATTGAACTATTAGAATCAAAAGAATATGTTCGAATCAATGGAGACTTTAATTATTTAACAAAGATGGCAATGGATTCAGTGACAGAAGAACGTGTAGAAACCATTATGAAAGAAAAGGCTGATACCGAAATAGAGTTGGAAACATTGCGTAAAACCAGTTTGGAGAAGATGTGGATGAATGAGTTAAAAGCATTGGAAAAGGAATATGGAAAATATAAAACTCATCGAGAACAATTACAATTAGGAAATGGCAGCAATAAGAGTACACAGAAAAAGGTTGTCAAGAAAAGGGCACCCAAGAAAAAATAAATGTATAATGTATAGTGTTGTGTTCTATGGAATTATATATTAAAAATATTCATTACCAAAAAATTTATACCCTATTAGTCGCTATATTTGTATTTTCTGTAATATACTTTTTTTTGGATGATAAGCATTTTAGTGGTGTAAATATTATCAAGGAAACCATTAAAAAGGAAGTCATTAAGAAGGAGGTTGAAGAAAAAATTAGTCAAACACCTAATCTAAAAAAGAATATAGAACCTTTTGAAAACCCTTATTGGGATCAAGTGTTCTCCGATATTCAAGTGAAGAAAACATTGGGTGAAGCTACCAAGGAAGTTAAGGAAGATGTAGAAGAACGAGAACTTACGCCGGAAAAGATCGAGACTCCTTTTTATCAACGTTTCTTTGACCGCTTTTACTTTTCCATGATTACTTCAACACTCCTTGGGTATGGAGACATTTATCCTACGACCAATATTTGTAAAATGATTGTTATGTTACAATCCTTAATCACTACAATGTTAATTGTATCGTAAAAAAACAAAGATATAAAAGGAATACACTATGTATCATATATTGTATTCATTGACATACACATGGGTAAATGTTTGCTTACCTTATTGGCATCAAGTGATTTACTCTATTTACAATTGGCATATGAATGTGCGAAAAATCAGCAAAATACCCATATTGATTACGATGTCTGTATTGTGATTAATACACTGAATGATAGCTTTTATAAAGACGTATGTGAATGTGCTGCCCTCAAAGATGCTACTATTATACGCACTGAAAGTAATGGCAAACCAGGTAAGGGTCACAATAGCTTACTTACGTATTTCGAAAAACACCCCGAATATGACTATTTGATACCTATTGACGGCGATGACTTTATCTATCCATTCTTTTTACAACGATTACAGCATTATATGGCTTCACCGTATTCCCCCGATGTGTTGTTTATTCCATTCAGTGATATTCTTACAAGGGATTGTAATCCTTCGCTCCATTGTCCTATTGGAAATAAATGTTATTTAAATGTGAACATTCAAGAAATCAAATTGATGAACCAGTTTTACGAGGGTAAACTCTCTCCCTTTGATTACCCATTGGAACAAGTAAATACACCCGGTAGATTGGTTTTGTTTTCCCGTAATGCCCTTACTATGAGTGCACGCTACCAGGAATCATTCAAATGGTATGATGACTTAACCTTTTTTATGAATATATTTGAGTGTGCAGTATTGTTCCCACACAAGTATAATGTATATTTCCTTGACGAATACTACATGTATGTATATAATCGTTTGAATATGGGTTCAGCTACGTTTGATTTCCTTCAGAAAAGAGAAGAAAATTATAAAAAGGAAAACGATATGTTACAGTTAGAGATTGAAAACAAATACTTGGCAATACGGGATTGGAACTTGAAGTCAATTCAGGTCTTGAAAAACCCTACCAAAAATGAATATCTTACACAGAAAATTGCGTTTTGTGAAAACATTGTGGAAAAATTGGATCTACCCGATATTATCATTAATAAAACCAATTTGCCACGGTTTTCAGTCTTCTTTCAACAGAATAATTTGCCTAATATATTCAAAAAAATGATTTAATGTTGTCCTTATACTATACTATATACATAACCTGATGGATATAGTACCTATCATATTAGCTGGCGGTGAAGGGAAGCGAATGAATTCTCCGTTACCCAAGGTTTTACATCATATCGTGGGTGTGCCTATGGTTGTGCGTGTTATACAAAGCACTATGGTATTAAACCCGTGTAAGATTATTATTGTTGTTGGTAAGCATCGTGCCATTATTCAAGAAACGATTAAAGAGTACGTGAGTGATACATCTACATTGTGTTATGTAGAACAAACGAATCCTATGGGTACAGGGCACGCATTGATGTGTTGTCAAGACGAATTGCAGAAAACCCCAGACGCAAAATGTTTAATATTGTCGGGAGATGTTCCATTAATAATGACCAATATGCTAAAAGAATTGGTGAACAATGAATGTAAAACAACATTGGTAACAACGGAGATGGAAAATCCATTTGGTTATGGACGAATCGTAACGATCGACAGTGAATTTCAGAAAATTGTAGAAGAAAAAGATGCATCACCAGATGAAAAACGTATCAAGATGGTTAATGCGGGTGTTTATTGTATCGCGGCTTCTCATTTGCTTTCCCATTTGTCAAAGTTATCCAATAAGAATGCCAGTCAAGAATATTATTTGACCGATATTATTGAGATTATACGCATTCATGAAAGGGAACCAATCCATTTACACGTCATTCATCCAGCCAATCAGCACCAAATACGAGGTGTTAATACGCAAGAACAGTTGGCAGAATTAGAAGAATATATCTTATGAACGCATCCACCCCCCTAAAATGGGTAATTTCGTAGGCATATCTACGGATTTCGGCGAATCTGGGGGGTGAATCCACTTTTTTACGGAATTCCCACCGAAATCCCGAAAATGGAGTTTTTGAGGTCATTTTTTTCGGAAATTTCGGATTTTTTGCGATTTTTGACCCCCTTAAATTCAACAAATTCATAATTTTTTCCTCAATATTTGCGAAAATCGTAGGGTCAAATACTACCTTTTTTGTAGAAGGTTATATTGTTTTGGGGAGGTTAGGGGGGTAAAATATTTTAAGAACTTTTTTTTTTATAAATTACCCTACTAAAATGGATAATTCCATAATTAGTCGTTCTGTTTTACCCATTTCAGGGGGGTAGTAAAAATCAAATTACTATGCTATTTATCCATTTCTTGAAAATTTGACACAAGATTCGTCAAATTAGGGGGGTCGTTTTTCAAAAAAAAATGCTGTTTTTCATTATTTTCAAAAAAGTTCAAATTTTGTTATGCTCTACTATAACAAAGTTCAAAAAAAGGTGTCGCTGTTCTTTTTAAGAAAAATGAAAAGTTCTTAAAAATACCCCCATAAATTGCCGTATTTTGACAGAAAAAAACGGATTTCGGTGAAATAGCATAGTAAATAAAAACCCATTTTTTGAAAAAAAAAAATACCCCCATAAATCATTCATTTTTGTAAAAAAAATACGTATTTTCCCTAATTATGATGATAAAAATCAAATATTTTACCCCCC